AGTTTCTATCTCTGCTTCACTTGCTTGTTCTAACCATTGTTGTCTATAACTCTTAGGTGCTGATGATGACGAACTAGCAAATAACTTAGAAATTGATTTAACTAACTTACTTTTAGTTAATCTTTTATCCAATTCTACACCTTTAGTACGTCCCAGAGCTTCTAATTCATCTTTTGAAAGTTTATTTAATTCTGCGTCAGTCATATTAATATTTATTGTAATTTAGATAATTTTTCTATCAAAAAAGCGCGCGACACCCAAAGCAAAGCGCGGATACTCTCGGAAGGTCTTAGAGTGGTATAAGTAATAGTATGTTTGAATATAACGCAATTATAACTAAAATAGTAGATGGCGATACAGTTGACGTAGATATCGATTTAGGATTTGATGTATGGTTAAAGAACCAACGTATTAGATTATATGGCATCGATACCCCTGAATCACGTACTTCAGATAAGACTGAAAAGATTTTCGGTAAGTTAGCGGCAGCCAAAGTAAAAGAGTTCTGCCCGGTAGGTAGTAAAATAGTATTAGCTACTAAGACTGACGACTCGCGAGGCAAGTATGGTCGTATTTTAGGTAGTCTAATTACTAAAAACGGGGTTAATGTTAATGAATATCTTGTTGAAAATGCATACGCAGTAGCGTATTTCGGCTTATCTAAATCAGATATTGCTCAAAAACAACTTGATAATAGACAAATTATTATTGACCGTGGCGAGGTTACACTATAATAATTAAATATAATTATGATTTACGGTAGATCTCCTAGAAAAAATAATTTTAGTGCACCAGTTAATAAAGTAACTTCTTCTTTAAGAAGATTGCAAAAAACTGCTAATGATAGAGCTCCTAATCAAAACGAAACTTTATCACAGTTACAAAGAACAGTACGTAGCACGAGAACACGATCTATGAGTTCAGTTGGGTTTAACCCTAGACGCCCTATACCAGTTACTGGATATGATCCTACTAGTGATGTATCCGACCCATCAGGAGGCACACCTACTGAAACATTTGCTATTAGTGCATCATTTATAACTGGAATGGCTAGCACGTCTTGGTTTACTGCATGGAGTTTTCAAAAAAATGGTAGCGTAGCATTAGCTGAAGATAGAAACGGTGTATTAGATCCAGGAGGCTCTACTAACCCAACATTAAACTTCCATATGGGGGATACTATAAGATTTGAGAATTTAGGTTATAATAACACACCTCCTAGAGAAGATGGTCAGCGATTTTTTATTAAAAATGACATCCTTTTTAATGAATCTAATCTAGCATCAGGTGTTGTTAATAACGGTTCAAAAAATGGGTCTATTTTCTTTACCCCTAAATCACCAGGAACATACTATTATGTTGATGTAGATGATTTTGAAGCTGCACAATCAGGGCCGGCTAATGCAGGTAGAAATTATGGTTTAATCATCATATCCTAATAATTTTTTTTAATAGACTCAGATATCTCTCAGTAAGAATACCCGTTACCTTTAGAAATTAGTAGGAGAAATCCCTTGAGACTTGTATAAATACCTATCTATGAATAACATAATATCATACATAACAGACGGGCTAGAAGCAATCACTAAAGTTGGATTGGCTCTAGTATCGATCAGCATATTAGCTGAAATATTATTCGGTAAAGGTGCTCTTTTCGGAGCAGACGTTATCGGTAATGTAACATCAATCGTAGCTTCTATAGGCGGACAGAATGGATTAGTAGGTTTAATCGCTCTATTCGTATTAGTGGGGCTATTGAAAAAATAAATCTATACGAATATCCGGTAAGTATAGTGGCTGTCTCAAATATATTTTGAGGCAGCTTTTTTTTGGATAAATATTATAAACAGTATGGTATCGATTAGAAGGATATGCGCAGGTCCAGGAAAAAAATCAAAAACATTAATTTGGTTCTCAAAAGATTATTATCATATATGGCCTACAAATGATTACGAACATGCAGAGATTTTAAAAATCTTTAAACAAGATAAGCCGTATGATGGTATTATAAACGATTATAATCAACATTTTTCTCCTTTATTCGACAACGGTTAATATATAGCAAAAAAAATTTCTCAAAAAATTTTGGTCATGACCTCTCCCGTTTCTGGAACTCCGGTCTCTATAG